ATTTTAGAACAGAACGTTCTAAACATTTAATGAATTTAGGAATACCTTTAAATACAGACAGTACTTTAAAGGGACAATTAGTTTTTGCTTCTGAAAGATCAGCTGAACTTATGCAGGAAAAAATTATAACTGACAGAACAGTAATTGATGTTATGGCATTTGCTGATTTATCTACATCAATGGAAGATCATGAAAAATTTTATTTAAATGCAACTTTATATTATTTAGTAGATGAATATGATGTTTTATTTTATGTAAGTCCTGAAGGAGTAGAAATAGAAGATAATGGAGTTAGAGAAACAAATGCAGAATATAGAACAGCAGTTGATGAAAAAATAAAATCAATTATAGGAATGTATAGAAAAAATACAGTAACTATTAAAGGTACTGTAAAAGAACGTATAAAACAAGTTAAAAACGCAGTAGCTCAATATGTATAACATATAATATGGCTCAACAAAACATAAAACAAATCATAAAGCAGGAGTACATTAAATGTGCTAAGGATCCTGTATACTTTATGAAAAAATACTGTATGATTCAACACCCTACAAGGGGTCGTATTAAATTTAATCTTTTTCCGTTTCAAGAAGGTACATTAAAATTACTTCAAAATAACGATAGAAGTATTATTTTAAAATCTCGTCAGTTAGGCATTTCAACCTTATCTGCAGGTATGGCTTTATGGCAAATGATATTTCAAAAAGATACTAATGTATTAGTAATTGCAACTAAACAAGACACTGCAAAAAATCTAGTTACAAAGGTAAAATTTATGTATGAAAATTTACCTTCCTGGCTTAAATTAGGTTTTGAAGAAAACAATAAATTAGCATTACGACTTAAAAATGGTTCTCAAGTAAAAGCAGTGTCAGCAGCAAGTGACGCTGGTAGATCAGAAGCAATTTCTTTGTTAATTATTGATGAGGCTGCCTTTATTGAACAAAATAGAATTGAAGAAATTTGGGGAGCATCACAACAAACACTGTCAACGGGGGGTAAAGCAATAATTTTATCTACACCAAACGGCACAGGTAATTTCTTTCATAGAATGTGGGTTAAAGGAGAAGAAGGACTAAATGGTTTTACTCCTATTAGATTACCTTGGACAGTACATCCAGAAAGAAATCAAGCTTGGAGAGACCAACAAGAAGACGAATTAGGACCTAGAATGGCAGCACAAGAATGTGATTGTGATTTTACAACTTCTGGTAATACTGTATTCACTCCTGAATTATTAAATTATTATGATACATTAACATCAGACCCTTCAGAAAGAAGAGGAATAGATGGTAGTTTTTATGTTTGGGAATATCCAGATTATAGTAGAAAATATATAGTTGTAGCGGATGTAGCTAGAGGAGATAGTCAAGATTATTCTGCCTTTCATATTATAGACATTGAAGAATGTAAACAAATTGGTGAATTTAAAAGTCAAATTAGTACTAAAGAATTTGGACATATGTTAGTTACAGTTGCAACTGAATATAATAATGCATTACTTGTAATTGAAAATGCAAACATAGGATGGAATACAATTCAAGTAGTAATAGATAGAGGATATAAAAATTTATATTATTCGCCTAAAGGAGACGCAGCAACAAATGCAGATTCATTTTTAGCTAGAGGGTATGATATAACAGACACAACTAAAATGGTTCCTGGTTTTACAATGAGTATGAAATCAAGACCATTAGTAATAGGAAAATTAGACGCTTATTTAAGAGATAAATCAATTACTATCCAAGGAAAAAGAACCATGGAAGAAATGCGAACTTTTATTTGGAAAAACGGAAGAGCAGAAGCTCAAGGAGGGTATAATGATGATTTAGTAATGTCTTTAGCAACAGCATGTTATGTAAGAGACACAGCATTAAAATTTGCACAACAAGGATTAGATATAACAAACGCCGCTCTAAGTAATTGGAAAAAAAGTGAAACTGCTATTTATAGTAGTAATGGGGTAAGTAAAAAAGAAGCAGGATGGACACAAGATATGGGCGAACATGGAACTCAAGATTTAACTTGGCTTCTTTAATATGTATTAAAAACAACAAAAATGGCAGACACTAGTTTATTTTCAAGATTACAACGTTTATTTTCAAGCGATGTAATTATTAGAAATGTAGGAGGAAAACAATTAAAAGTAATGGATACTGGTAGGATCCAAAAGTATGGAAACTTAGCTACCAACTCACTTTATGATAGATTTACACGTTTACACAAACCTGTAGGATCATCATTACAATACAACCCAACACTTAATTATCAGTCAATGCGACTACAGCTTTATAGTGATTATGAAGCTATGGACTCAGATCCTATTATAGCAGCTGCATTAGATATAATTTCAGATGAATCCACTACAAGAAATGAATATGGAGATGTTTTAAATATTAATTCTTCAGATGAAAATGTTAGAAAAGTATTACAAAATTTATTTTATGATGTTTTAAATATTGAATTTAATTTAGCTACATGGGTTAGAAATATGTGTAAATATGGAGACCATTATTTAAAAATGGAAGTATCAGAAAAGTTTGGAGTATATAATGTTATACCTTTATCTGTTTATGAAGTAGTAAGAGAAGAAGGAACAGATCCAGAAAATCCTTCTTATACTCGTTTTACAATGGACCCAAATGGTTTAGCTTCAGGCGCAACCAATACAATAAGAAGAGACCAATTTAGTCTAGAAAATTATGAAGTAGCCCATTTTAGATTACTTACAGATTCAAATTATCTTCCATATGGTAGATCTTATTTAGAACCATCTAGAAAAGTATTTAAACAATTAATGTTAATGGAAGATGCTATGTTAATTCATAGAATTATGAGAGCACCAGAAAAAAGAGTATTCTATATTAACATTGGTAATACAGATCCAGATAAAGTAGAACAATTTATGGCTGACACAGCTAATAAAATGAGAAAAACACCTTATATTGATCAAAACACAGGAGATTACAACCTTAAGTTTAATATTCAAAATATGACTGAAGATTTCTTTATTCCAATTAGGGGTAATGATGCTTCAACTAGAATTGATACTACAAAAGGTTTAGATTATGATGGTACTGGTGACATAGAATATTTAAAAGCTAAAATGATGGCTGCTTTAAAAATTCCTAAACCATTTTTAGGTTATGAAGAAGGAGTAGAAGGAAAATCAACCCTAGCAGGTATGGATATTCGTTTTGCTCGTACAGTTGAACGTATTCAAAGAATTATAGAATCAGAATTAACTAAAATTGCATTAGTACATTTATATGCACAAGGTTTTAATGATGAACAATTAGTTGATTTTAAATTAGAATTAACTACACCCTCTATTATATATGAACAAGAAAAAATAGAGCTATATACAGCTAAATCTGCTGTATCTCAACAATTAGTAGATCAAAAATTATTTAGTAAAGATTGGATTTATGAAAATGTATTTGGATTATCTCCTGATCAATATGAAAATGAAAAAGAAGCTATGTCTGAAGATGCAATGCTTAAATTTAGACTTTCACAAATTGAAAATGAAGGCAACGACCCAACAGAATCAGGTGTTTCATATGGTACTCCTCATGATTTAGCTTCATTATATGGTAATAAAAGAGATAAAGCAGTAGGACCCGCTCAAGTACCAACAGGATATGATGAAAAAGATCCAGGACGTCCAACTGAAAAACCTCAAAATTATGGTTCTGATAAAAGTAACTTTAGTAGAGATCCATTAGGTAAAGGAGGATTATCTTTAGATAGACCAGAAAAACAATCAGATGGTAATAGAGTTTCTACTTTTGAAATTGCAAATTTAAAAAAATCTCTTCAAAAAGTTGTTAATAAAAAACAAATTTTAAAAGAAGAAGAAGAAAATGGAATGTTATCTGAAAAAAATATTAAGCCTTAAAAGTAGGTTTATATTTATATACGATAAATTCGAATTTATATAACATGAGAGTAAAACATTCTAAGTACAAAAATACTGGAATTTTATTTGAACTTTTAACTAGACAGTTAACTTCAGATACTATTGCCGGAAACAATCCAAAAGCTTTAGATTTTTTAAAAAAACACTTTAATAAAAAAACTGAATTATTAAAGGAATACAAAATATATCATACATTAGCTACACAAAAATATAAAAAAGATGCTCAGGCAACAATGTTAATTGAAGAATTAATAAAAACGCATGAAAAATTAAATAAAAGTCAGTTAAGAAGAGAAAAATTTAATTTAATTAAAGAAATTAAAAAAACATATAATGTAAATGATTTTTTTAAAGCAAAAATAACAGATTATAAAATAATGGCATCTGTTTTTAATTTATTAGAAAATAAAAAAGCTACAGCTTTATCAATTGTTAATTCTAAAGTTACACTTTTAGAACATATCACAGAAAAACCTACATCTACTAAAAAAGATGCATTAATAGAGAATTTTAGTAAACAGGATAAAGATACTAGATTACTTACTTATAAAGTTTTACTTGAAAAATTTAATGACAAATATAAAGGTTTAGAAGAAAACCAACAAACATTACTTAAAGAATATGTTAATAGCGTTACTAATAGTCCTGCTCTTAAGTCTTATATCAACCAAGAAATCAAAGAAGTTAAAAAAATACTTACAGGATATTCTAAAAAAGTTAAAGATAAAGCAGTAGCAATAAAATTAACCGAAACAAAGGGAATGATTAAACCTCTATGTAAAAAATCATCTGTAAATGATGATAATGTTATTAACTTACTTAACTATTATGAATTAGTAAATGAGTTAAAAACAATCCATG